GATCACGTCCAGCTTCGATCCCGCTGTCGCTCAGGACCACATGATGCAGACCGCGGACCGCCAGCTATCAGGAGCTGCGCAGCGACTATTACAACACCCTGGACCCTCGCTTGTCGGGCGCCCGGATCCAGCACATGTTTCCCGGGCGACGAACTGAAGTCCCACCTCGCCGCGTGACAACCGCGGCCTTCGAAAGCTTCTTCACCGTCTTCCTGCGCTCGCTCGATGCGCGATCGCCAGCAGCCTGGGCATCGCCTACGAACAGATCGCCATGGACTGGTCCAAGGTGAACTATTCCTCGGCCCGGGCCGCCCTGATCGAGGTCTGGCGCGGCATCATGAAATCGCGCTCGATGGTGGCCATGATGGTGGCCTGGCCCTGGCTTCTGGCCGTCACCGAAGACGCCATCGACCAGGGACTGGTTACGCTGCCGTCCAACGGCCCCGGCCTCTTTGAGGCGCCAGCCGCCTATCTGCGCGGCCGCTGGCTGGGCCCGGCGCGGGGTTGGGTCGATCCCGTCAAGGAGCCGACCGGCGCCCTGATGCGCATCGAGTCCGGCTTGTCCAACTGGGAAGACGAATCCGCCGAACAAGGGATCGACTTCGATCTCAACCTCGCCGCGCTCAAGTCTCAGAAAAAGCAGTGGACCGACGCCGGCCTCACCCCGCCCGCCCTGGCCGCGATGCTGGCCCAGAGCGGCACCTCAGACGGCGAAAAGCCGGTCGCCTAGGAACTCTCACATGCGCAATCCCGCCCTTCTGGCGGCCGAGCTTTCCGGCCGGCCCTTGCTGATGCGCGACGCCTCGGTCCTGCCCTATGCCCAGATGCTGGGTGTCGCCGTCACTGGCGAACGCCGTTCGGGTCTGGCGGCTTTCATCGGCGGCGCGCGGCGCCTGTTCGCCGCCAAGGACCAGGCGGCCGAGCCCGTCAGCTCCCCCATGGCCTATGCCCCGGTCTGGATGGGCGAGCCCGACGCGGTCGGCCTTGGCTGGGTGCTCAAGGGCGGCGTCGGCGTCATCGAGATCAGCGGCCCCCTGATGGAAGAGGGCTTTGGCTGGGGCGATTGCTGGTACCACGGCTATGACACCCTGCTGCTGGCCTTCGAGGAAATGGCCGCCGACGCCCGGGTCCTGGGCGTGATGGCCAGGATCAAGTCCAATGGCGGAATCGCCGCGCCGGGCCTGCCGCAACTGGCCGCCTTCCTGCGTGGCATGCGGGCCTCGGCCGGCGGCAAGCCGATCTGGGCCTACTGCGCCGCCGCATACAGCGCCGCCTACTGGATCGCCGCCCAGTTCGACCAGGTCGTCGCGCCGCGCGAGGGCGGCGTCGGCTCGATCGGCGCTGTGATCTCCCATTGCGACATCAGCGAGGGCCTCAAGGCCGATGGCGTGAAGGTCACCAAGTTCACCTTCGGGGCCAAGAAGACCGATGGCGCCTTCGACGAGCCTCTGTCTGAAACCGCCATCGCCGATTTCACGGCCGATGTTCAGCAATGCGGCCGCTGGTTTGTCGCCGACGTCATCGCCGGCCGACCCAGCCTGTCGGCCGAAACCGTCATCGCCACCCAGGCCGGCTGCTATTTCGGCGACAGCGACAATCCGGCGATTTCCGCCCTGGGCATCGGCCTGATCGACGCCGTCATGACCGAGCGCCAGGCCTTTGACGCCCTCAGCGCCCAAGTCGCTGGGCGCGCGTCGCCCGCCCTTTCCCCGACGTCTGGCCAGAACGTGCCCGGCGCCCAATCCAGCCGCAAGGAGATCGATATGAAGCGTAGCCAGGTGTTGGCCGGCCTGAAAAAGGCGGGCCTCAACAGGGACCAGATCCGCAAGGCCATGGCCGAACTGCCCGAAGACGCCCCGGAAGCCGAGGGCGAAGGTGAAGACGACGCCGAGGATGATGCGGAAGACGCTCCGCAGGCCGAAGGTGAGGGCGAGGGCGAAGCCGAAGACGCCGAGCCCGAGGCCGACAAGGTCAGCGCCGCCACCGCCAAGGCCGTCCTCGATCTGCCCGAGGCCAAGGGTCGCGAAAAGCTGGCCAAGAAGCTGGCCTTCACGCCGGGCATGTCGGTCAAGACCGCCCAGGGTCTGCTGTCGGCCGCCGGCAAGGAGACCAGCCTGGCCGACCGCATGCAGGGACGCGATCCCAACCTGACGTCCGGCGGTGGACAGGTCGAGGCGGGCCTCAAGGCCCGTCTGAGCCCCGACACGATCTATGCCCGCCGGGCCAAGAGCGCCAAGCGGGCCGCCTAAGCCCCGCTCCCGTCGCGGGCCGGGATCGTCCGCCGCCTTTTCCCCTCATCCACGCCGGCTCTTCCGGCCTTCCAAGGAGACCGCCTCATGACCCTCATGAGCGAGCGCCGCTATGCCGGCGAACACGTCATTTCCGAAGCCGAGCGCGGTCGCAGCCGCGACACCCTGATCATCGCCGCCAGCCAGACCCTGCTGGCCGGGGCGGTCCTGGGCCAGGTGCTCACCGGCGCCCTCAGCGCCGCCGCCGCGGCCAATGCCGGCAATACCGGCAATGGGGTCATGGGCGCGATCACCGTCGACGCCGGCGCGGCCGAGGGCGAGTACAGGCTGATCTTCATCGAGCCCGCCGCCAACCTCGGCGACTTCGTCGTCGAACGGCCCGACGGCGTCATCGATGGGCACGGCAAGGTCGGCACGGCCTATGACGGCAAGGTCAATTTCACCCTCGCCGACGGCGCCGCCGATTTCGTGGCCGGCGATGGCTTTGTCATCACGGTGACCGCCGCCGACGCCGCCGCCCAGGACCAGTTCAAGGCCCATAATCCGGCCGCCACCGACGGCACCCAGATCGCCGCCGCCGTCCTGTTCGACGCCGTGACCACGGGCGTGGGCCAAACCGCCAAGGCGGTCGCCCATGTTCGCGACTGCCAGGTCAACGCCGACCTGCTGGCCTGGAACGGCCACAACACCAACCAGAAGGCCGCCGCTGTCGCCCAGTTGCGCGCCCTGGGCGTCATCGTCCGCTAGCGCGGCCGTCCATCCACGGCTCAGGCGGGACCACGCCGGCCAATCCCCAACCTTTGAAAAGGAGTTCTGGCCATGTCCTTGGTCAACGTGTTCCGCAGCAGCCTCTTCCAGATGACCGAGCTGACGGCGGCGATCAACGAAAGCGAAACCCCGCCTCAGCGCTTCGCCGAGCTGGGCATCTTTCAGGAGAAGGGCGTGCGCACCACGTCCGTCTTCATCGAGAAAAAGGGTTCGACCCTGTCCCTGGTCCCCACCGCTCCGCGCGGCGATCCCGGTACGCCGATGCACACCAACAAGCGCACCGGGATCGAGTTTCGCATCCCCCACATCCCGGTCACCGACCAGATCCTGGCCGACGAGATCCAGGACGTGCGCACCTTCGGCTCGGAAAGCGATTTGGAGGGCGTGCAGGGCGTCCGCGACGAAAAGCTCGGCAACATGGCCCTGTCTCTGGACAACACCCTGGAATATCACCGCCTGGGCGCCGTCCAGGGCCTGGTGCTCGATGCCGATGGCTCGACCATCTATGACTATTTCGACGAATTCGGCATCACCGAGCCCGACACCATCCACTTCGATCTCGACGCCGCCTGGGCCGAGGCCGACGGCGGTCGCATTCGCGGCCTGATCGGCGGGGTCAAGAACGATATCCGCCGCCGGCCCTCAAGAACGGCGCAGGCATTCGCGGCCGTGCTGTGCTGCGGTGAGGACTTCTTTTCCAAGCTGTCCAACCACCCCGAATGCCGCGAAACCTATCTGCACAGCAGCAGGCGGCCAACGACCTGCGCAACAGCGACGCCCTGGATATCTTCACCTATGGCGGCGCGACCTTCGAGCAGTATCCCGGCTATGGCGACGTCGAGATCCCGGCCGAGGAATGCCGGTTCATCCCGCTGGGTGTGCCCAACCTGTTCCAGACGGTGTTCGCCCCGGCGCCCTATTTCAGCGCCGTCAATCGCACCGGCCTGCCGCGCTACACCCTCGCCGCGCTCGACAGGACCGGCGAGAAGAGCATCGACCTGGAAGCTCAGTCCAACCCGCTGAACATCTGCACCCGTCCCGAGGTGCTGTTCAAAGGCGACATCGACGCCGCCTAGGGCGTCGCAAACGCCGTTCAATCGCCGCCCGGACCCAAGGCGCCGGCGGCGACCTCTTCATTTCAATCCCACAACAGGAGGGCGGCACATGGTGCGCTCGCTTCATATGATGGCGGCTGCGTCCGCCCTGGTGCTGGCTGCCGAGACTGGCTCGGGTTCGGGGCGAAGCCGGCCTCCGGCGACCCGCCGGGCAACCCGGACGGTCAGCCTGCCGATCGGGCCGCGATCGCCGACCGCGCGTCCGAGGACCTGGCGCTCGCCCTGCAGTCCATGACGCTGGAACGCGATGAGGCCCTGGCCGCCGGCGTCAAGGCGATCACCGAACTGCAGGATCTGCTGTCCGCCGCCGAGGCGGCCCGCGACAACGCCGCCGAGCAGGCGGCGGGCCTGCGGCTTGAACTGGACCGCGAACGCGCCGAACGCGCAGCCCTTGCCGCCCGCTGCGCCGACCTTGATCGCCTGCTGGCCACCGCAGACCTGCCCACGGCGGCCCGACCGGCGGCGACTGCGCCGCGCTTGGCTGAGGCGCACTATGTGCTGCGCACGTCGCGGCTGGACGATGGGGTTGGCGGCACTCTGGCCCGGGGGCGTATCGTCACCGCCGCTGATCGCAAGGCCCGGCGGCTGGTCGCCCAGGGCAAGCTACGGGCCCGCCACCGTCGCCGAGGTCGAAAAGGCCCGGCACGAGGATCGTCAGCCTCTAGGCCATGCGTTCCGATCACATCGCCCGCATCGCGAACGCGGTTCGCGACCATATCTGGTCCAGTCTCGAGATTTGCGCGACCGGCGTCGCCTGGAGGACGGTGCGCGGCGATGTGATCCGGGGCGGGGAGGAACAGCGGGTCGAGGGCTTTGTCGCCGGGTTCGAGATCGAGACCGAAGTCCTGCATCTTGATCCCCTGGACTGGGCCCCGGCCGTTCTCGCCTGGCCCCGTCCCGAACCTCAGGCCTGGGTGCGGTTCAAGGATCCGGCGGGCCTGTCGGTCGTACGCAGGATCGCCGCGCCGTTTCGGATCCGTCCCGGCGGCCGGTTCATGGTCGCGCCCCTCAAGGCGGTTGATCCGCTCGACCCGGTCCCGTGAGCGACGATCTGACCCTGGCCCTGGCCTTTTCCGGCGATCTTGAGGCCTGGGCCGACGATCTGAAGACCGCGATGCTACAAGGCCTGCGTGACGGCGTTGAGGACACCGGACGCATTGGCCTGGAGCGGTTGCGCGACGACGTCCGCGAGGCCGGCCTGGGAGAGCGATTACCCAAAACCTGGCGGCTCGACCTGCATCCCACACGCGGCCTTGCCTACAGCCCCGCCGCCTTCATCCGTTCGACGGCCGCTCGCATCATCGACGCCTTCACCCGAGGGGCCGTGATCACCAGCCGAGACGGCGGCATGATGGCCGTGCCGATTCCCGGCGGGCCTATGGACCGCATCCGCGTCCTGCGCGGCGAGACCTCGGTCGACGCGGCGCGCCGGCGGCTGGGTGAACTGGTCTTCGTGCCCATTCGCCCGGGCCTGGGCATGCTGGTCACCAAGCGGGTCAGGGTTACGCGGTCGGGTCGCTTTAACCGGACCGACGACACCAAGACCTATTCACCCGCCTATGCGGCAAAAAACATCAAGACCGGGATCCCGGTTTTCTGGCTGGTGCCGCAGGTCGTGTTGGCCCGCCGGCTGAACTGGCCGCAGATCGCCCGCGACATTTCCCAGACCTTCGGAGCCCAGGTCGAAGCCTCGCTGCGCACCCGCATCGCCGCCATCGACAACACCTCGACCCGGGGGCGAGCAAGCCACGCCGTGCTCGACGGCTTGGGCGCGGGCTTCTCTGCCAATCTCTCGTCCATCTTGCCGGATTGATCATGTTCGATGTTTCCAGTCTCGCCGATCTGACGGCCGTCGATCGGGCTCACGGCGCCCTGCATGGGGTGCTGGCCGCCGCGGCCGAATTTGCGTCGATCACCGTCCAGCTTGGCGCGGTCCTGCCGACGGTGCTGGAAGGCGGCGATACTCGCCGCTGGCTCAATGTGCTGATCGCGCCGATCCCCATCCAGATCCTGGGTGAGGTGCTGGGCCTGGGCGAAGACGATGATGGCTACGAGGTCGAATATATCCAGACCTACCATCTGGAATGGCTGGTTCAGCGCGACAATGACGCCGCCCGCAAGGCCGCCTTCCAGGCCGGCCTATTGGCGATCGACGCAGCCCTGCGCGGCGACCGCACCCTGGGCGGAGCGGCCCGGGGCCTGACCCTTGGTCCGCCGGTTCGCGAACCCAACAGCCTGCCTTTCAGCCCTGCGACGCTGTCGGCTCTGATCCCGGTGCGCGTCCAGCTGCGCGGCCGATCGGTCATCGGCTAGCGCGAACGCCCTTCTGCCTCGTCCGAGGTCCCGCCCAGCTATCCAGAGGAACCTTTCATGGTCGCCACCACCTTTCCCGCCTCAACGCGCGGCCGCGCCGTCCAGACCCGCCTGGCCTTTGAAACCACGGGGGCGTGATCCCCAGTGCGGGATGGAAGCCCGTGCGCTTCTACAGCCTGACCGCCGGCCTGCAGCGCGGCCTGGTTCGCGACAACCAGCTGGGCCTGGCCGAGGCCAATAGCCGCGACAGCGGCGAGCGCCGCCGGGGCTTGCCCGGCGGCTCCCTGCGTCGCACCACGCCGATCAATCTCACCGAGGCCGGCTACTGGCTGTCGGCGGGGTTTCGTCGGGCCCCGGCGACCGGCGCCGATGGAGATTTCGTCCATGTCTTCGACACCGGCGGCGAGGGGCCCGCGCAGCTGCTCAGCCTGGCGCACAAATATGCCGAGGACGATTTCACCATCGATCGCGGTGTCGCCTTGGCAGAGTTGCAGATCTCGGCCGCCAAGACCGAGAACGTCGCCCGCTTCAACATGACCCTGATGGGATTGGGCGACGCTGTCGACGACGCCTGGCCGGCCGGCGCCGTGTCGGCCGCCGCCGCCGCCGATGATTTCAGCGACTGGCGCTGGCGTGTCCTGTTCGACGAAGGCGTGGTCGGCGACGCCCTCAACATCGACATCAACCTCAATCGGGGTGTCGAGATGGTCCAGGGCATGTCGGGCGATGAATGGCCCACCTTCCATCACTTCGGCGAGGCCGACGCCACGGCCAGCTTCAAGCTCTATGGGCGCGGCAAGGCGTTCCGCGACCTCGGCCGCGCCGGCGCGAGCGGCAAGATCACCCTCGAGGCGACCGCGCCGGACGATCCCGAAAACCGCTACCTGCGTATCGAGCTGCCCAACGCCCAGTTCAACCAGCCCCAGAACGAGGTCAGCAGCGGCGGCCAGATGTCGGCCGACTTCTCGGTCGAGGCGGGCCAGACCTCGGAAGCCTCCGCGGCGGTGATCACCCTGGCCAATGGCGTGGCGGCCTACTGATGGCGGCCAATCCCCTGGCGGACCTGGGCCTGGAGCTCGACTCAGGGCCGCGTGATGTGCCGCTCAACGAAGGCGTGGTCCTCACCATGCGGCCGCCGGAAAGCCGCGACTGGAGCATCGTGCGGGCCCGCGTGGCCAGGTTGGTCGAAGCTCAGGATACCCTGCGACAGGCGACAAGGCTCTATGGCTGGTCGCCGGCCGACCTGAAGGATCTGATCGAAGACCAGGAGTCCTGGGAAACGGCCGCCGCCCATATGATCTATTCGGAGCTGGCCGTTCGCGTGGTCTCCGCAGTTCGTTCCGCCACCGCCAGCGTCGAGCCTTCGCGAGAAGTGTTTTGTCAGCTGTTTCGCCGTGACGGCAATCTGGCCCTGTTCAGCCAGGCCGCCAACGCAGCCGGCGAGGGGCTGGTCCGCGCAAAAAAAGAGTAGGCGCTCTCGCCCGATACCTCTTTTCCGGAGGGGGCGCCCACTGTGACGGCTGCGCGGCGCTGGGATATCCGTGCCGCGTCAGCCAGACGGCGTGCGAACGCCGGGTGAACCGGCCGCTGCATCCGGCCGAGCTTGAGGCCTGGTCGATCGCCGCTCATGGCGGGGCGTGGCACGGCCGCGACCATCCCCGTTTTACCGACCAGAGCCCTCGCCTGGACTGGCCGGCCTGCGCTGCGATCCATGACCCCGCCCATGTCGCCTGGAGCCTTGTGCGGCCCTTGCTGACCGTGCTCGAGGCCGGGGCGCGCAAGGCCGTCTCGGCGCGTCGTTCATCAGAGGATGATCCCCCGTCATGAGCGTCGATGTCGCTGTTCGCCTGGGCCTGGTCGGCGGCCAGGCCGCCACCAAGGGCGTCGAGGATTTCGGCGCCAAGGGCGCCCGCTCATTTCGCGAGATGAAGAAGGAGGCCGCCAGCCTGCCGCCTCACCTGGTGGCGGTGTCGCGCGGGGTCGGCGCCCTGAAGGACAAGGTGAGCGACCTGTCCAACTCGACAGGGGCCATCGGCAATGTCGCCTCGGCCTTTGGCGGTCTCGGTACGGCGTTCGCGGCCGGGGCCGCGGTCGTTGCGGTCGCCGCCTCGACCCTGATCACTGGGACCAAGGCGGCCCTGACGTTCGGCGACGCCATCGCTGATGCTGCGGCCAATGCGGGGACGTCCACCGACACGCTTCAGGAATATCGCTATGCCGTATCGCAGACCGGGGGAGCCGCCGAGGACGCAGACACCGCGCTGAAGGCCTTTACCGTGACCCTCGGCGCAGCCCAGTCGGGCCTGAGCCCCAAGGCGATGAAGGCCTTTACGGCGCTGGGCTTCACCCGCGAGCAGCTCAAGAGCTTCGATACCTTCGATGACGCCTTGCGGGCCACGATCGACAGGATCTCGGCGGTCTCCAATGCCGCCGAGCAAGCGGCGATCGCCGACAAGCTGGGCCTGACCCCCATGCTGCCCTTGATCCGTCAGGGCGTTGACGCCCTGGATAGCTACCGGTCGGCGGCCCATGGGCTGGGCTATGTGATGGACCGCGATGTCGTGGCCCGCCTTGGCGACGCCAATGACAGGTTTGAAGCCTCGTCCCAGATCATCAATGTCCAGTTCAAGCAGGCCTTCGTTGATCTGGTGCCCACCCTGCTGGGCGTCATGCGCACGATTGGCGACCTGGCGCGCGAGACCAATAATTTCTTCGAGGGCTTCAAGAAGGTCGAGGAGCGTGGGCTCCAGGCGCTGACCGATCGTCGGGACGCCGCCTATGCGCGCATGACGAAGATCCAGCAGGGGGGTATGCGCGACCGCGCCGGCGACCTGACCCGCCCTCTGCAGGTGGAAATGGCCCGCCTGACGGCCGAATGGGATGGGCTGACCCGCGAGATCGATGCAAGGCGCGCCAAGCGGGTGACCGAGGACCAGAAGCGCCCGGTCGGCGGCCTGCAACTAGACCTGCCCTCATCCTCGAGCGGTGGCTCCAGCTCCGGCGCCGCCTCGGCCCGCGCCGAGCTCGAGCGCGCCCGGCGCGAGGCCGAGAAGCTTGAACTGGCCACCCGCTCAGCGGCCGGCGCCGCCCTGGACTATGCCGACGCCACCGCGCGCGCCGTGGCCCAGGCCCGAGGCGACGCCTCGACGATCGACTATCTCGACCGCATCAAGGCCTATTACGACGACATCAACGCCCTGGTGAAGGCGGGCGTTGACCTGCTCGAGGCCAAGGCCCTGGTGCAGGAACGCATCGTCGCCGAGGCCAAGGCCGAGGCCCATGCCAGGTCCAATCCCGAGGGCTTCGTGGCCGCCGGGCCGCCCAAGGTCGAGATCACCCCGCCTTCGCGGGCGGACTTTGATTTCGGCTGGCTGAAGGACGGGGCCGGCGACGCCTTTCACGACGGCGTCCTGGCGGCCATTGAGGGCGGCGACTTCTTCGAGGTCTTCGAAAGCCGGCTGCGGGCAGCGGCGGCCTCGGCCCTGGCCGACCAATTGACCCGGGCGGTGTTCGGCGGGAGCGGATCGGCTGGTAGCGGCGGCTGGGCCGCTGATCTGTTGGGCCAGGTCGTGGGCAAGGTGTTTGGTTCGCCCGGACAGGGGGCGACCACACCGACCCTGCAGCAATCCTGGTCCAACTGGTCCTCGCCCCTGTCGGCGCCGCGCGCCACCGGCGGCCCGGTCTACCGCGGTGATCTGCGTCAGATCGACGAATATGGCGAGGAGCGGTTCGCGCGCTTTTCCAGCGACGGCTTCATGACCGATGCCGCGCGCGCCGCCCGCGAAATGACCGATCTGCGCTTGCGTGGCCAGTCGGCCTATGGGGCGGGTGGAGCCGGGCCGATCGCGGTCAATCTGAACAACCGCACCCCCACCCCTGTCCAGGCGTCGGCGGTCGAGCGCGACGACGGCCAGGGCGGCCGCGCTCTGGACATCGACATTGTCGAGCTGGTCGATCGCCGCGTCGAACGCGGCAGTCGCAACCTGTTCGAGGGGCGCTATGACGGCGCCTTCTCGGCCAACTACGGCGTGCGTCGCCGCCTGACCGGAGGCTGATCATGCCCGTGCCGTCCTGGCCCCAGGCAACCGGAAAGCCGATCACCGACGGCTTCCGCAGCACCTTTCCCGTCCTGGGCAAAGCCTCCGAGGTCGACAGCGGTCCCAAGAAGCAAAGCCGCACCACCACGGCCAGGCCATTCATGGTTCAACTGGTCTATGTGATGACCAGCGCCGAGCGCGACTGGTTGGAAGCCTTCTGGTTCGAGGATGCGGCCGGCGGCGCCGTCTGGTTCGAATGGTGGCACCCGGTCAAACAGGCCGTCAGGCTGGCGCGCTTCGTGGCCGATCAACCGCCCGCCTACGAAGCCTATAAACCTGACTGGAAGGTCGGGGTTACGCTTGAGGTCCGGGCCTGATGTCGGCGGCGCTGCAAGCGGCCGTCAAGGGCGACGGGTCCGCCGAGATTACCGTCGAGCTTGCCACGATCGAACACCCTGACTGGAATGATCCGATCCGCGTCGTCAATCTGGCCGAGGAAGGCTACAGCCTGGTCAGCCTGGGCCGCACCTTCATTGCCTATCCATTCGAGCTGTCCTGGCCGGCCCGTGATCCAGACAGCCCGTTCGAGGGCGGACAGTTCCGGATCAACAATATCGTCGCCCGCGACGGCACCGATGAACCCCTGGTCCTGGCCGCGCTGCGCGGCCTGCCCAGCCAGGCCCGGGTTCGGTTCGAGGCGGTCAGGGTTTCGGCCCCCGACATCATCGAGATGAAGACCACCCGGCTTCGTCTGACCAACATCACCTACACCGAGACCCTGATTCAGGGGACCTTGCGCATGCCCAGCTTCATGGATCGTCGGGCCGGCTATCGCGCCACGCCCGACCTCTATCGCCAGCTTCGCGCCGGATAGGCTCCATGCAGACGAACCCGGTTCGCTTCGCCCGCTCCGGAGCGGAGCCCTGGTCGCTATGGGTGACGCGCTATCTGCCCATTCCTTTCCTCGAGCGGGGCCGGTCCTTCCGGGGCTGCGATTGCCGGGGTCTGGCCCTGCTGATCCTTGAGCACCAGTGCGGAATCGTCGTGCCCGAACCGGCTGATCTCTACGCCACGACAGACCGCAGGGCCGGCGACCAGATGGCCGCCCTGGTCCGGGCCGAAGCGGCGCGCTGGCGTGAAGTCCAGGGCGATTATCCGATCTTCTCCCTGCTGCTGTTCGAGGTCGGCGGCCTGCCGACCCATGTCGCCCTGTCTCTGGGCGGTCGTCGTTTCATCCATACCCAGAAGGGCTGCGGCGTTCGTGTCTCCGACCTTGACCAGGCCGAGGTCGGAGAGGGCCGCTGGGGCGCGCGTGTGAGGGGGGCCTATGTCTATGACAACTGACGCCCTGGCCCGCCCGGTCCACTCCGGCCTGGTTCTGACCCCGCGTCCGTTCGCGCGTGAGGAAGAGGTCAGCCTGCACACCTTGCCCGATGGCATGACGCTGCTGCAGATGGTTGAGCGGTTGGAAAGCCTCGGCGCGCTTGACCCGGCGCTGCGGCCGTGGGTGCGGGTGACGCTGGGCGCGGCTCGGATCGATCGCGCCCTGTGGTCGCGCATTCGGCCCAAGGCCGGCGTCACGGTGTTCATCGACGTCGCGCCGATGGCCAAGTCCAATGCCGTTCGCACCCTGCTACAGGTTGCGGTGATCGCATTGTCGGCCTTTGTCGGCGGCGCGATCGGCGGCGTGGGCGGCGCCATCGCGGCGGCCGCAATCAATGTCGGCGGCATGTTGCTGATCAACGCCATCGCGCCGATCAAGCAGCCTGAGATGACCGCCCGTCAGGAGCGCTACTCGCTCAATGGCGGCTCCAACGCCGCCGCGCCGCACGAGGCCTGGCCGATCGTGCTGGGTCGCCGACGCATCTTTCCGCGCCGTTGCGCCAACTGGTACACCCTGACGGTCGATAACACCGTCTATCTGCGCATGATGTTCCAGGCCGGGATCGGCTGGGTGGATCATGCCGAGCCGCGCCTGGGCCAGACCAGCCTGGACAGCTTCGACGAGGTCACGCTGCGCTGGCGCACCCGGCCCGATGAAGACATCGCGCCGCTGTTTTTTGATCGCACGCCGGTTGAAGACAGCCTTGGTCTCCCCGTGACCAGCGCGGCGGGTTGGGTGACCCGCAGTGCGCCGATCGCCGCCGACGCCCTGTCGATCGACATCGCCTTTATGGCCGGGTTGTTCGAAACCAAGGAAAGCAGCGGCAATCCCAAGAATCGCAGCGTCACCTTCGAATTCCGCTATGGGCCCAAGGGCGGCGATCCGGCCGCCGCGACAGCTTGCCCCTTCACCGTCGGGGGCTGCTGACCTTCACGCGCGACAAGCTCGACGCCTGGCGCGAAGGGCACGAATGGCCGGTCGCCCTGGGTGAATATGATGTCCATATCCGACGAGTTAGCGCCGAGACGATCAACAATCCCAAGATTTCCGACGAGCTGACCTGGGTCTGCCTGCGCGCCTTCCGCGACCAGGCGGCGGTTCGCGACCTGACCGGAAAGCCCTGGATCGAGATCGAGATGAAGGCGACCGAGCAGCTGAACGGTGTGCCCGACGACTTCAACTTCATCGCCACCTCCATCGTGGCCCAGGTCACTGCCGAAGGGCGGGGCGATCTGATCGCCTCGCGCAATCCCGCTGACCTCTTTCTCGCGGCCAGCTATCCGCCGTTTTCCGACATCGAACTCGACGACGACGAGCGCGACTTTGTCGCTTTGGCCGCCTGGCGCGAAACCTGCGACGTCGAGAACTGGACCTGTGACCTGGTCGAGGCCAGTGAACTTGCGGTGGGCGAGCTGATGCAGCGCGTCGCCGCCTGCGGGCGCGCCCGGCCGACCCTGGATTTCGGCGCCCTGTCGGTCGTGGTCGATTGGGAAAAGCCCTATCCGCGGCAGATGTTCACCCCGCGCAACGTGCAGGGGTTCACCGGCGACCTGACCTATCCAGCCACGGTCCATGGCCTTCGGGTTCGCTTCCAGAACCAGGACAAGGATTATGACGACGACACCATCACGGTGTTCGCGCCGGGTTATGATCTCGACACCGCCACGATCTATGAAAGCCTGGACGTTCGGGACAAGACCGATCCCGACGCCGTGGAATGGGAAGGCGCTCGCATCCTGGCCGAACGGCTGCTGCGACCGGAAACCTTCACCTTCGAGCAGGACGTCGAATATCTGACGATCGGCGAGGGCGACCGCGCCTTGCTGGCGCACCATGTCGCCCTGGTCGGACAGGTTTCTGCCCGAGTGCTGGGCCGGGTGGTCGACGTCGAGGACGCCGCGCATCGTGGGCTCAGGCTCGATGAGCGGGTGATCATGGAGCCGGGGCGAAGCTACGACCTGGCCTGGCGACCCTCGGCTGACGCGGACATCGTCACTCTCGCGCTCGAGCCAATCCCCGGCCAGGACGACGTGGTGTGGTTCGCCGCGCCCGCGCCTGACATCAACGCTCAGCCCCTGCCGGGCGACTTGGTCAGCGTGTTTGAACATGCTGTCGAATTGCTCGACGTGATCATCAATCGAATCTCGCCCAAGGCCGGCCTGAAGGCTGAGCTAACTTGCGTGCCCTATGCGCCACAACTGCAGGCGATCGGCGATGCGCCCATCGCCTCCTATCGCACCGCCTCCAGTCGGCCGCCGGGGCTGGGCGGAGCGATTATCGAGCGCCGGTCAGTAAGGGGCCTTGAACAGGCGATCGGCGCTGTTGGCGCCGGCGTTGAAGAGGCTGGGGTGGCCATCGAAGCCATTTCAAGCGGCGCGGGGCCGATCGGCGGGCTTCTTCCCGGGAACTGCGCGACATCGTCGAGGCGATCGGCGGGCCGGGCACGGCCAGCCTGGCGGAGCGGACGCGGGGCGCGGATCGCCGAGATCTTCGCGGCGGCCGATCTGTCGGCCGAGGCGATCATCCGCCAGACAATGACCTCGGTTGATGACCGCCTCTATCAGGAGGCGCTCAGCCATCTGGACGGCGTGCCGTTGGGCGTCGTGGTGCGCGAGGAGCAGATCCGCACCGACGACACGATCACCAGCGTGACGGTGATGTCGGCGCGGGTGACGACGGCCGAGGCGGCGATCGTCATCGAGCAGACTACGCGCGCCAACGCCGACACGGCCTGACCTCGATCACGACGGCGCAGGGCTCGCGCCTGGGCACGGCGAGGCGGCGATCGTCACCGAGCAAACGACGCGGGCCACCGCCGACACGGCCCTGACCTCGATCACGACGGCGCAGGGCTCGCGCCTGGGGACGGCCGAGGCGGCGATCGTCACGGAGCAGACGACGCGGGCCACCGCCGACACGGCCCTGACTTCGATCACGACGGCGCAGGGCTCGCGCCTAGGGACGGCCGAAGCCGCGATCGTCAGCGAGCAGACGACGCGGGCCAGCGCGGACACGGCCCTGACC